CGCCAGTTCACGCGCCTTTCTGATTGCCTCCCGGTCTTTCAGCATTTCTTCTCGATCATTGTCCGCCTCTATCCTCGCGGCCTCGTATTCGATCTTCTTGGCCATCGTTGCAGCCCCTCCCGGCTTTCGCGCGCCAACGGCGTTTAGGACTTCGATAATTTCATCAAGCGGATTGCGGCGTCCGTGCGGATCAGCGTCGCTGTCTTCGTTTACGTCCGGATCGTTTCTCCAACTGCGAACCTGCGCGCCGGTGCACTTGACACCCCTGCGCCTGAGGATTTCGGCGACCCTGTCGGACTCGCCCCTGGGAATTACCTGCTGGAAGATTTCCCACGTCTCCATCTCTTCGATTGTTTTCTGTGAGGTTGTCGGAATACTGGTCATACTGCTTTGAATCCTGTGATATTTGAGGTTGATTTATCGCTTCATCGTGGGGTCGAAGCGTGGTAGGTTTGGCGTATGTATCGCAGGGACTATCGTCAGGCTTTGAGATTCGCTCATTGGCGATTGAGTAATCGCCTCTGGCATAAGCGCCATATCCGGCGGGGTGTCCAGTTGTAAAAGTAGAGATCATGTGAGGTCTTTGAAAAATCGGTTAGTAATCAATATCGGCAGGCAGTCGTGGTGGGCGGTCTGCCGATAGCTATATAAGGGCGACATAAATGAAAAGAACTTTTCTTCCCGCTTCAGGCGCGGCGCCCGGTCAATCAACAACAACGACGCCGCGCCCTCGTGGGGAGTGGAAGATCAATAACTGTCCCGGTCCGGCCAGGTTTTGCGATGTCCGCCACTATCTCTATTGGGTGACGTTGCGACGGCGAACCGCTCCACTTCCCAACCCTGCCTGCACTCGTAGCACTCAGCGCGCTCCGGTATCTCGCAGTCGGCGGCGCGGCAATGGATTGGCTTGTTACAGCGCCAATTCGAGCAGTAGTGGGTATGCGGTTTTGAAACGTCGAATTTCTTTTTCATTTCTTTATTCCGATACGCGACGGGAAGCGAGTCCCCCAACCCGACAATCCCGCCGCGCCCGGTAGAACGCAGAGTGGAAAACTCCATTTCCCCCACCCTGCGCAGTTAGGGGCAGTGCCCCTATCCTTGAAAGATCGAATAACGGGCAGGGCGCCAAGTTCACTCGCTCGGTCCCTGCCCGCGTTTCGGGATCACCGTTGCCGTGGTCCCGAAGGCGTTGAAAGAACTAGCCGGCGTAACTCTGGGCTACCCAATCTTCGGCGCAGGCGTAGTGAACGTGAGCGTGCGGAGATTCAATGGAGTCCAGCCGATTGCAGAAGTTACGCTCGAACCCAATCGCGTCGCCGCAGATAGCGCACTTGCTGCTGGCGAGCGCGTGCAGTTCATTGCAGTCCTTGTGTTGACACTCGGTTCCGCACGGACCGAAGCTTGAGCCGGGTTTTTGAATCTGACTAAAAGCCATCGCTCTTCCCTTTCGCGTGGCTGGCAGCTTCCAACTGCCTTCCTCGCTGGTTTAAACCGGCAACGATTGTGTTCCTACGGCAACCGCCCCGATCCTGTTGATTACTCGGCGCCGCGTGACGCCGCTATTTCAAACCGAAAGATTTCATCGTTCCGGTAGCGCCGAGGCGCTGAGCTGTTGCCCGCGCACTTTCGTAGCCCATACCGGAGAATTCGCGTTTAGGCAGAACGGGCGTGCGGGTAGACGCAATCCATGCCTCAACGTCTTCGCGCTTCACATACAGCCGCGTTCTTCGTCCGCCGGGCTGCCAGCGCTCGATTTGTGGGAAATGCTTGTAGGTGCCGTCAGCGTTGCGCATGCGGTAGTAATCTTCTGGCCGGTGCATGAGCTTTGCGGCGTCGCGGTAGTCGAGCCATTCGGGTTGGGTGTTGGTTTCAGGCATTACGCCACCTCCACGTTCAGCAGTTCGTGACGGGCGACTAAGACCGCTTTCCAATAGGCGCGGCCAAGTTGCTGTTGGATCTCCGCTGCCCTGCGCTCAATGGCCATGTGAACCAGAGCGCGTGCGTGAGCGGAGACGGAATCGGGGTAGATAGATTTGTTGTGGATTTCGGCGATGTGAAAATCGCAGGTCGCGTTCCATTGCTCATCCGTCAGAATCTTGATTTGTCGCTGGCGGCGCGGACGTGGCGCCCTTGCTTCAGCGGCTTGCTGGCGGCGGCGGATTGTGGCGGGTGAGTCGTAAATGGGCATAAGTGCTCTCGGTTTAGTTTCGTTTCAACTGACGAGGCAGACTATAAAATATCTCTTGAGTAAATTCAAGAATTATTTTAGCTGGTAGAGAAAAATTTTAGCCAGAGAGCGAAACTTCTGCCGAGATTAAGGAAGAGACCTGACCATAGGTGACACCCAGCGCCCTGAGTAGAATGGGCAACTTCTCTAGCTTAGGACGATTTTTGCCCTTCTCATACCCTGATAGCTGCTGCGGACAAAAGATGCCATCCGTCGCGGCACAAATCTCATCGAGGGTGCGACTGCCACGGGCAGCGCGGAGCTTTTTCGGATCAATAATAGGAACTTCGTACATGGGCGCAATTTTGCATAATTGTTGAATCGTGTCAACTATTTCTTTACTAGCTTTTTATCAAACTTTTCTTTACTTTTACACCTGTAAAGATTTTCTTGAAAAATCGCGTTATCCCAGGAGGGTGTGGATGGATTCAAAAGACGAAACAGAAGATATAGGTACAATGGCAGATAAAATAAGAATCACAACGCCATTCGGAGAGTGGCTACGAAAAACAAGAGAAGCAAAGGGCTTTACTCAAGAGGATCTAGCAAAAGCGGCCAACAATGTGTGCACTAGTGCGTATATCAGCACCTTAGAGCGAGGTCAGGACGTAGGGAAGAAGGGGAAGCCTGGACGCCCGAGCGAAGAGATCGTCGAGTCCTTGGCTGTAGCCTTGGGCGCATCCGTTTTAACCGCTCGCAAGCTTGCCGGCTATGACACTACGGGCCTGCCCGATCCAGCATTAGACGTGCTGAACCAAATTGCCGAACAAGCCGCAGAGGTAGTGCGTAGCTTTCTCGAATTGCCCGCTGATCGGCGGCGTGAGGCTCTTAATATCATGCGCGTACTAAATAAGGAAAACGTGCAGATCGTTCGACCTGACGAACTGGACAAGGAAGACGAGCTTAGGAGAATCAGGGGCGCTCAGGGCGCATCCTCTGAGGACTGAGACTGCCGCGCAACAGCGCTTTCAACCAGCGACAGGCGGGCCTCAATGCTGCCTACGCGATCTTGCAGCTCCATAAAGGACCGACTTTTCCCCAGTGCCGATTCGGGAACTATGCATTCCACGGATCGGGCTCGAAGAAAGATCTTTTCATCTGGCGTACCATCGGGCTTAAGAAACAGAATCAAGTCCTCAGGGCTAGCTCTGTGCTGGAATGACGGCCTAGCCACTGGGAACTTTGAGCCATCGTGCATAAACACATGGAGCACTTCTTTTGGCGCTTCTTCTTGATCCTCGGGAATCTCTATCAGGTCGTTCATGGCAAAAAATCATAACGCAATTCTCTAAATATGCAAAGAAAGGATGGCCCAACACAGGATGAGACAGTCTTCGCCAATTTAATCTTGGACCCTCATGACACAGGCCCAGAACTTAAACACCTCAATAAGCCGCCCCGAATACATAAACGTCATGTAGCGTAGCTTATGTGCCTTGTCGAAGTTCAGGAATATATCCCTGCTAACCGGATATTCCCCACGAAATCCGCGCGACACGATTCCTCACCGGCCCCGACGCGCACACCAATAACGCTACTCTTGCAATCAAGGAGTAAGCACATATATGCCTTATTTCAAGGTCGTCAGTCCCTATTGTGGCCTGCCGCTTGGCCGCATTGTCAAAGTTGTTCCCAAATTCCCAATTGAGACCGGTGAGACGGTGGTCTGCTCCATTGACGGACGGATCACCTCTGGTGCATGGCATGAGAACGTGGCCGGGCTTCCCTGGATACGACAGCGTGGTCGCTTGATCCCGCTGATAGGCAAGATCGTTGTTAGCATTCTCGGAGTAATTGAGCAGGACGACGAGGAATAGCACTCTTATAAACCCTTCCCTGCTACCCCTTTGGCGAGGGATCAACCTCGCGATCCGGACGCCTCCCGGACGCGGGCTTTAGCACCAGTTTTATGGAATTAGATCCTATACAAGAATCGATCAATCCTGCTCGATTCCCCACGGCGCCCCGCGCTCTGGTCGCAGACGGAGCGTGGGGTTAACCATCAACCGCAGCCATACAAAGGAATCACCCAATGAAAAAATCGATCATCGCTCTCTGTCTCGCAATGTCGCTGATCTTCTCAGCGTTAATTGAATCATCCGCGTTCGCGCAGCGCGGTCGTACACGATCGAGATCTACCGCCGCGTCAAAATCAAGAAGCGCTAGTTCGCGTAGATCGTCTTCGACTCAATGCCTAGCCGCGACAAAGCGCGGATCTCAATGCAGGCGAATGACGCGCAGTTCGAACGGGTATTGTTGGCAACATGGCGGGAATTAACAACATCCTCAGCGAGCGGGCACGTCGTGGGGTTGCCTGCTTTTAGGGTAGCCGGGGCGCTTTGAGGGAGGAGCCCCGGTTGAAATATCGACCAGAAAGGAATCGGCCATATGCCAGAAGCCACTAAATTCTGCTTCCACTGCGGCCAGCAGAACAATCTCAGCGCTCAGTTTTGCCAGAAGTGCGGGGCGAAATACGAAGGCGCACCGCCGCCCCTAGCATCGGAAGTATCCGTCCGCAATCCCGGCCTTTGGGTCTTCATCGGCCTCTTGGGCCTTTTCTTTGGCGGGCTGCTTATTATCTGGAGTCCAAGGCCCACGGCTCCCGTCGCGACCGCCAAGCCGATGCTGACACTAAGCCCAACGCCCACTATCAGCGCTGAGCGAATGGTTTTGGATAATGCGCAGGTCACGGCCTATGTGGAGTGCGTTGACCGTGAGTATAAGAGATACAAGATTCGTTTTATCATAAAGCGCCCTGGCAGCTCGCTTATTGCGCCAATCTTGCGCCAGATCGGTAATCCAAAGACTTATTCCCTCTTCGTCAACGGCGTGGATACGGGTGACGATTTTGCATTCAGTCCGAACATGGCGGCCTTCGATCAAAACGGCGAATTGATTTCAACGGATTTTGTTTCTCGCCCGCTCAATGGCGATGTCAAGCTAGGACTGGCCTATCACGATCTGATAGTAAAATACGAAAACAAATAATCTCCACCTCGCGGGCGAGTGCGTCCCCAGCGCATTTTCCGCCCGCCGACACCGGGGCGTCCTCGAGGGAGGCCGCGCCCCGGTGTGACATTCCCCACACCCAAACATCCGGCGTGTGACGCAAGAGAGCCCGCACGCCGGATTGATAAATCTTATGATCGACAAGAAATATTCACCAAAACACGGCCGCAAGATGTGGGGCTACGATGAAAGGTTTCTGGACGGCGCGGGCCGGACAAAACGCGTCCGCCGGTACGAATTCGAGACGCGCGACGAAGCCGAGGAGATGGTTGCCGCATTGAGAAGGGCAGAACGAGAGAGGGAGTACGGATTAAGCCCCTTGATCAACCGCCCGACGCTGCAAGAATTGATTGAAAAACGCATACCGACATTGGCGGAAAGGGCCGAGCGGAGCAGGGCAAGAAGGGTTTTATATACCTGGCTGTCGCTGCTGGATGCGAGGGTGAAACTGGATAAAACCTATTCTCCCCTTCCCGGCTACCGATCGCCGGTGAAAATCGACGAGGTGGATACGCCGAAGATTCGGATCTATGTCATCCGGCGCCAGGGAGAAAAGCAGAGTGCCGCGTCTATCAACCGTGAATTAAACATAATTGGCGCCACACTTCACCAGGCGGAAGAGTTCTTTTCGGAGTTAAAGCAATGGAAGGCGCCGAAGATTCCCCGGCTGAAAGTTGTCAAAAGTCGCCGCGAGAGACTGATTACGGAGGACGAATACGACCGCCTGGTCGCTCATTTACGACGCGGGCCTGACGAGCTGGACGGTGATGGGCGTAGCCAGAATCGGCAGAATGCTTATCAGGCGAGGGTAAGAGTTGCACAGATTCTTGAATTTGCCATGCTTACCGCGGCGCGACATGGAGAAATTGTGGCCCTGAAATGGTCGGACATTTCCTGGGAGCGGTCGAAGGTGCTGATTTATCAGAAGAAGACCGGAGACTACAAAGAGGTTCCGCTGATTCCGTCCTTAAAGGCCCTGCTTGAAGAGCGCAAGCCGGCTACGGGCCGTTTCGTGTTCACCGAAGGCGGTAACATCTATCCGAAGTTCTATCGGGTCTTAAAAGAGGCATGCGGGCAGCTGGGCATTCCGTATGGTAAGAACATTGAAGATGGGCTGGTGCTTCATGCGGCGAGGCATACCGTCACGACGCGATTAGTCGAAGCCGGGCTGGATTACGACACCATTGGGTTGATTACAGGGCATCGCGCAAAAGAACTGATTGCTCACTACTCCCATAAGCACCCTGCCTCGGTCGCGCGCGCCGCCGAAGCTCTCGAAAAAATCCACACCCGCCGAGAAGAATCTTGATAAGCTTGGACAGAATTTGGACAGAAATAAAAACCACCGCTGAAAATAAACAACTTAACCGCTATAAATAATGCCGAGGGCGGGACATGTGGTGTATTTTCAGCAACTTACAAACAGGCCGGATATTATTGCCATTTAAACCACTTATCGGACTGCCTGCTCTCACCGAATCTACCGAATAAACCGCATATTCCGATTATCTTGGGCAAATTATGGACAGCGATTTTTGACCGTGATATTGTCCTTCCGTTCCACGGCAACCTGCCGACGCCGTCAGACGCTTCCAACGTCTGACGAACCAATCCTGAACAATTCACCATTAACGCTGTCCGTGTACCCACACGGCGCGGCGTCCTTTCCACGAACTCAGGAGAAATTCATGTCTGTCGAACTCGAACAAACTCAAGAACAAACACTCGAACAAACCGAACCCGAAGCGCCGGCTGAAACGACCGACGAGGCCACGACGGCCGAACTGGAAAAGCCGGAAGCGGAGGGCTAAACGCGCGAACGCCTGGCAGGGCCGTCTCGACAACTACCCTACCAGGCGCTTTACCGCATTCACCTTAACAGCACATGCGGCAGGCGTAGTTTATAGCAAACGCTGCAATTTGCCACGCCTGACCGCTCCCGATAGGGAAGGGAGCATATGGAAACTCGGAGCGTACAGGACGCATTCAAATACAACCGCGCCAGGAAGAACGTGATTATCGGGGGAGCAGTGATATTGATATGCATCACCGCTCTTTCGTGCGTTTCTTCCTACACGATCTACAACGAAGGCTTTGCCGATATGCCTTTCATCTTCCAACAGGCGTTGAGCCTCTTCGCCGTCATCGTCGTTGAAGGCGCGTTCGTGTGGCTGGTATACGGCTTTACCCGCGCCTTCTCTTCCGCGTTCGAGCGATTGATTTCGCTTGTCGGACTCGGGTTCCTCGTCGTCGTCATGCTGATCAATCTGATCACCCATTTCATGATGGCCAAAGGCTATCAGTTGTCAGACTTCCAACAGTCCTGGGTGGCGTGGGGCGCGGTGACGGTATTCATCGCGGTCTTGATAATCGTCCTACTCATCACCCTGGGCGACCCGGTGATCAGGTTAATCCGCCTCGAACTGCGATTCCTTGGTAAGCAACAAGAGAAGATTCTTGAAGCTAAAACCGACGCATTGGACAGCGACAAGATTCAAGCCGCGATGGCTGAAAGGGCGGACTACGAAGCTGATGAACTCGCGAAAAAGATCATCAGCGGATCGACCGGCCAACTGCCCCGCTACAACCCCGTCCACGCTGTGACACGGCGGCAGGCTGGATTCAACCCAGACGAGCGAGACGAGTATGACGGCCCAAAATCGCAGACGAATCGGGACTAAACGCCGCGCCCGGTTCGTCGAATCGGGCGGCAATGGAGGTGGTGAATGAAGAACAAGAGCCGAATTCTGAATTGGGGAGTGGCGATCGAGATCGGAATTATGGTGGTGACCATGTTGATTTACGCGTGGCTGAAGAGCGGCTGGAAGGGGTGACGGAAGCAAAAGCTGAACACTCAGCCAGCCAGCCGACTGAGTTACAAGCTGGACACTCAGCCTGGAACGCTGAGCACTCAGCGGCGCCGCTGAAACTGGTCCCGGCTGAGCACTCAGTCAGGCCCGCAAGCGTGGCCCCGATCAAGCGCCCCGTTGAGAAAGTCAGCCGTCCGGTGCCGAGACGCCAAACGGTTGAAAAGAAAGACAATGTTGTTCAACTGAACACTCAGCGGGGATTGGTTTTTGACAAGTCTCAATGGAAGCGCAGCCGGAAGAAAGAAGGCTATCTGATCCGCCGACTATCCGGCTACAACATAGCCGAGACTGAGTATGGGATTTCGTACCTTTGGGTAGTCAGCCGGAAGCCGGATCGCACGACGGCTGATAACTCAGTCCACCCGGCGGCGGGCTATTTCAACTGGGAATCCCTGGAGAATACAGGATTACTTGTAAAGGAGAGAAAGAGTGACAGACGAGATAAAACAGCCGTTGGATGACCAGATTATGCAGGCGCTGGCGCAGGCTCATTTGAGCATGCTGACTCAGGCGGCGAAGGGGAATTTCAGGATGACATCTGAAGACGCTGAGTCACGCCAGGCGTGGCTGATTGGATTCATCCGCACTGGCGCCGGGATAGTCAGCGAAGAGAATCGGCGCCTTGCGCAACAAGTAAACGACCTGCTGAGCACTCAGTCAGGAATGCTGAGCACTCAGCCAAACGCGGCATAAGGAGACCCCATGAAAGAACTAGGAGAACTACGAAAGAACATCAACGAAGGACAGCAATTGGCGCAGAGCGTAGGACGCTGGCAGGTTGCGTTCATTGTGGCCGTCGTTGTGGCGGCGCTCGCGACCATTGTTTTCTTGTCACAAATATAAATCCAACAAGGAGACCCCATATGAACAACGGACCAGAGATACCACCAGCAGCAAAAGTCTTACTACTAATCCTACTCGCGTTCGGCCTGTGGCTCGTTTCTCTCGCGTACAAACACGCGGGAGAGCCGAGCGTTCCGACTGCTGAGACGCTGGGGCGGAAGAGGCAGGTGAAATGATCATAAACGCATCTGCAGACAATTTACCATTCGCCGATACCTGCTTTGATGCGGTCGTCACTGATCCGCCTTACGGCCTGGCGTTTATGGGCAAGCGATGGGATTACGACCTGCCCAGCGTCGAACTATGGCGGGAAGTTTACCGCGTGATGAAGCCAGGCGCGCACCTCTTAGCGTTTGGTGGCTCGCGCACCTATCACCGAGCAGTCTGCCGAATCGAAGACGCAGGCTTTGAGGTCAGGGATTGTGTGATGTGGCTGTACGCCAGCGGATTCCCAAAATCTCACAACCTGGAAGACGAATGGGAAGGCTGGGGGTCAGCCCTGAAGCCAGCGCATGAGCCAATTGTCCTGGCGCGTAAGCCTCTTGATGGGACCATTGCTGAAAACGTGGCGAAGTGGGGATGCGGCGCCCTGAACATTGACCGATGCCGAATTGAGGGCAAGGTAATCAATCCACTTGTGAGGAATGCCCCTGGTTTTCAAAGCGATGGGCTGATTCAAGGCCCTACTGGGAAAGGCATGGTAAGCGAAGGCCGATGGCCTGCAAATGTCATCCACGATGGCAGTGATGAAGTTCTGGCCTTCTTCCCTGACGCCCCTGGTCAGATCGCGAAGGTTGACGGGACAGAGCCTAGCGCGAAAACTAAAGATATTTACGGCAAGTTCAGTGGCTGCCGCGCGCCAGCAATCCCGCGCGTCGAGACAGATCGCTCAGCGGCGCGCTTCTTCTACGCCGCGAAGGCCAGCAAGAGCGAGCGCGAAGCAGGGCTTGACCGCCTGCCGGAGCGCACGAAGGTTTTCAACGGCCAGAGCGGCGAATCCAGCCAAGATATGAAGCCGGTCGAGGAGCGCTTTACGACGAAGGCGCGCAACTTCCATCCAACAGTCAAGCCAATCGCCTTGATGCGCTACCTGTGCAGGCTGATCACGCCGCCCAATGGGCTGATCCTTGATCCCTTTTTTGGCTCAGGCTCAACAGGCGTGGCCGCCCAGCGTGAAAACTTCAGATACGTTGGCGTCGACCTAGTTGGCGAATATACCCAGATCGCCAGACTCAGAAACGAGCACGAGGCGAACAGGTTTCCGCTTTTTGCTCAGATCGGCTCTTAACGAATCGTCTCTTCCTTAAAGGATGCCCCATGCGCCTACTAATCTTCTTACTCCTCTTCCTCACTGTCCCCGCCTTCGCCCAGGACGATCAGGAACCGCCACCGCGGCGCGCAAGCGATTTAACGCCCGAAGAGCGACAACGACTACGCCAAGGGACGTACGAAATGCGCGCCGTGGGAAGAAGCAATAAACCGCGCTGCGGTCCTGATTGCGTCGAGAAGAGAAGAAGGGAAAGTGTCCAAGCCGGGCAGGTAAAGACAGCTTCTACTACTCCCACTTGGCGAGACGATTGGAGCTTGTGGTTTGTAATCGGCGGCGTGGCGTTCCTTGTGGCGATGGGCGTGTTTTTGGCGGGCAGCATTCTTGAACAGCGGCGCGACGAGAAGAGGCAGCGAGAGGAACTGGGTATTAAATGAACGACTCCGCAACCTTCCACATCATCATCTCGCCCTCCAATCTCTACCTCTGGTGGACGCTGGCGCCGACGGAGGATGAAGCTTGGGAAAGATTCAAAATAGGCTACGCCGACGTCCGCCGCGCGAGGCGGAGGGGGTGTAGATGTGTGAGGGTGAAATTAACGTTGGTATAGAAAGGAAAAGGCGAAATGACGACAGACGAAATCAACAAACTGGAAGCCGGTCCTAAACTCGACGCCTTTATCGCCGAGCGCCTAATGGGCTGGGTCGATTTGGAATGGCGCGAGGGCGGCAACGATGGCCGCACGCTCACGCCAACAGGCTATTACGGCAAAGGGCCAGGCCATGCTTGTTTTCTGACCGATCACTATTCGACCGATATGCGCGCCGCGTGGATGGCGGCTGAGAAGGTCGGCATGTTCAAGTTCTGCGATATCACGCAAGGCGATGCCGGATGGTGGATTGATAACGTAACGCAGGATTGGCGCGTCGAGGCCGAGACCGCGCCGCTCGCGATTTGTAAAGCCGCGCTGATTATGGCGGAAGAAAGCGAGGGAAAATGAGCAAAGAATTCAAACTTGAATTTAAACGAACGCTGAGCGGCCATCTCCGCGCCGATTTCACCGATGATTACGGGGAGCCTTGCATTCTGAAGGGCTCCGAGGCGCAACAGAAGGTATGGCTGAAATCTCCGAGCAGCGATCGTCCATGTCTCAACCGCGAAATGGCCAAAGAAATCGGATTCGCGCTGATCCGCTTCGCAAAGAACGGCAGCCTCGCGGAACCGACGCCCGAACAACAACTGGCGCATTTTCAAGCCGTGATGGACGAGCACGACGAATATTATCAACTGCAATGCGCGGTGGTAGAGGACGCGCGGGAATTTATAGGACTAACCAGCGCGCTCTTGCAGGCTTATCAGGATGACTATCGAGCCGATGGCGACTATTGCCACGACCTGCAAGGCCAAATCGCTGCAGCGGAACAGTCACTGGGCGATACCGTCGAAGAATTGGAAACATGGATGAAAGAACACGGATGGGAGGTAATGGAAAAAGCCGAGCTTGCAGCCGGCCGCATTGGGGAACTGCTGAACTCCTACAAAGACGCCGCCAATACGATTGGCGGTCGCGCGAAGAGACTTCAGTCCGAGCGCGATGAGCTTCAGGCCCAACTAGCCGTCAAAGAATCCACAATCGCCGACTTGAAAGACCTCGCCTACGAGCGCGCGCCGAGGATTGCGGCGGAGGAGGCGGGGAAGGTGAGGGAGGAATTGGAGGCGCAGTTAAGAGAGGCGAATGCGAAACTTGAGCGCACGTGGTCACATAGAGAGATCGCCAGACTCAAGGGCGAACTTGAAATAGCGTGGGGCCAAGCAGAAGCGGGGGACAGGCTGCGCGAGAAAGCCGAAGCGCGCGAATCTCGTCTGCGCGCCGCTCTGGAAGCAATACTACGAGAGCCCTATGGCTGTCCATTCTGCAACTCGGGCAAGCTTCGAAATCCGTTGAAAACCCATACCGACGACTGCGGATATGCACTCGCGCCAGCCGCCCTCGCAGAAAAGGAGGCGCCTACACAATGAGCATTGCCAAACTACGCGAGAACAACTACGAATACGCAACCGGGCTTACGCGCGCGGATTTGGAAGCGGCGATTCTGGAATACGACGGACTGCAAAAACTCGGCGTCCACTTGAGTCATTGCAACTTTGGCGAGAACGCCGGAGCCTGCAAGTATGGTGAGGACGATTGCCCGGCGCTGACGGACAGTTGGGAATGGCTCGGATTGGCGCTTCAGCGAGTCAGGGACTGCGAGGACTGCGGCGCCACAATGAATCATAGAGGACTCGGCCAGTTCGAGTGCTGGAAATGCACGGAGGAAGAGACAAGAGCCGAGAATGTTCGGCTGAAAGCGGCGCTGGGGCGAATCAGGAACGAGCAGTATACCTGCCTGGATAAGGACTGTACCGCAAGCGTGATTGCGGGCCGCGCGCTTGATACGCCCGACGCGCCAGCCGAAGAGGAAGCCCTAGAACTCGACACGACATCTAAACAACTACGCGGTGACGGCGTGGAGTTTTGCGACCGGGACCCAAAATGTTATCGGGCAATCAGCCACGGCGGCGAATGCTGGCGGCTGAATGTGGAGAACGCGCCAGCCGCACGCGCGGAGACGGGGCGGGAGAAAAGGGGCGCGGAGTAATGAGATGGCCGCGAGGCAAATACAACGGACGCCGGATTATCGGGCTATCGGTTGAGTGTAAATGCTATCTGATGCACTGGTATTGGCTGCCACACAAAACAAAGCTTATGAGCGGGTTTCACTGGCTCTGCTTTAGCGTGTGGTTCATGTGGGTTTACGAATAACCGCCTGCGCGTACCCACAGCGTGGCGGCGAGGAAGGGAATATGAATCTAAGGAACAATCCGAATATCGACTGGGATAAACGCCGAGCGCTGGAGACGCAATATGACGCCGCGGACGACGCCGGTCATATCGGGCACTGCGATTCTTGCCAATCAAAGGATACCGTCCTGTGTTTGAACTGCGGGTTTTGTTTTAGGTATTGCCATCCGTTCGATGATTGCGAGACAGCGCCAGTGTTTTACGAGGACTGAATGACGCTACACCTACAGCCAATTGAATGGGACGAGGCTTGCGAGTTTATTCGCAGGCATCACCGACACCATCCGCCGCCACAGGGCTGGAAGTTTGGCGTTGCGGTGAATGACGGCGAAAACGTCGTCGGCGTCGCCATTATTGGCCGTCCGGTAAGCCGTCACTTTGATAATGGTTGGACGTTGGAGGTTACAAGGCTGTGTGTACTGGAAGGCTATCCGAACGCGGCGAGCAAACTGTGGGCAGCGGCGTGGCGCGCAGCGAAGGCGCTGGGATACAGAAGAATGGTTAGTTACACATTGCCTGACGAAAGCGGGACATCTCTGCGAGCTGCGGGGTGGAAAGAAGTGGGATTGGCTGGCGGGGGAAGTTGGAATAAGCCTAGTCGGCCACGAGTGGATAAAGCACCGACTGTGCAAAAGAAACTATGGGAGGCTGCGTAATGACTTCACGCAAACGAGACTGGGCGGCGATGAAGCGCAACGCTGAAGATTGAAGATTTTTCTTGTACCCGGCTGTCTTATATCTTAGAATAGTCTGCGTTATGAGACTTGGAAATATACTGCGGGGCTGGCGACAGTCCCAAAAACTTGACATTCGATCCGTGGCCGCCGACATCGGAATCAGCCACGGCACTCTGTCCCGAATTGAACGTGGCGAGAACGTTGACGGGGCAACTTTAATCAAACTTCTATTGTGGCTTTTATCTTGAATGGAGGCGCCATGAACGCTCAGGAAGCATACGAACACTACGACAAAACCGGCGAGGACGTTTTCCTCTTTACCAAGAACGATGTAACCCTGAAGGTTGTTTTCGTTACCGACGCGGGCGACGTGTACGTGCCGAGGCTTGGAAAAGGGTTTTTGGTGCAGAACTTCTATGACGGATGGAAAGCCAACCCGATAGGAAAATCAGACCCGCTCACATAACCTATATTATGCACGACACAGAACTAAACAACTTAGACTCTCTTATGGCTGGTTGGCTCGATAGCGGACGCCGTAGCAGCGCTCACACACAAGAGGCGTACAAGCGGGACGTGCGCGCTTTTGTGGCCTATTCCCGCAAGCCAATCAAAGAGACTGAACCGGGCGATGTGATCGGATATCAGGCGTACTTGCGCCAACAGGTCGGAACCCCGGCAACTGAATACCGCAAGCTCTCCGCACTGCGAAGCTTCTTCAAATACCTGAAGCTAACCAAGGAAATCAAAGAAGACCTGGCCGTGATCATCAAGACGCCGAAGGTTCAGAGCAATTTCAAAGCGAAGGCGCTGAGCGTGGCCGAGATTCAGGCCATCATTGACGCCGCCGCGCCCAGCCCGCTCGATTCCCTGCTGCTGCGAATGCTGTATGTGACAGGCGGGCGGATTTCTGAAGTCCTGGCTCTCACGTGGGCACACCTGAGAGCGGCGGACACTGGGGGCGGATACGTCCACATTCTTGGCAAGGGCAAGAAAGAGCGAGAGGTCTATATCGGGCCGGAACTGTGGGCGGACCTGGACCGGCATATCACCGACGACGGCGCTGACGGGCACCTGTTTCAACTGGATCGCCACGAAGCAGCGGCAATGCTGAAGAAGGCCGCGAAGGCTGCAAAGATCACCAAAGCTGTCACGCCGCACGTCTTCCGGCATTCCCTGGCGACAAATCTTCTGGCGAGCGGAAAGGCCACGCTGATGCAGGTCCGCGACCAGCTTGGACATTCCGACATTTCAACCACGTCGCTTTATCTTCACGCTGAGGATCGCGCAGCAATGATTCGGGATATGCCGATTAAATGAGGAGACAAAAACGATGACGCAATGCGAACGATGCGATCGTGTAGTCCACCGCCGCCAGCTTTGCCATCACTGCGGATTTTATGTCTGCTGGGAGTGCTGGGATAGGCGCGAAGATTCTTGCGCGTGCGAGCCGGGCCATAAGCCGGAAAACTGTATTCAGTTGAATTACTTGAAAAAGGTTGGCCGCGCCCGGTTTATGCGGACCGTCGTGGCGCGGCTGAGAACACAGGCAGGAATGCCGCTGCTGCGTGGAATGCGGTATAGGCCATAGAGAAAGGAAAGCAACATGAAAACAGCAGCCAAGACAATTGCGGCAAGAGCAATCGACGACGTGCGCGGCGTGGTTATCGGTGGCGATTCCGTCCAAGCCGCTCTCTTCTACGACGGCAGGCAGCAAGGGTCGGACGTTTACGCCGACTCCGACCAAGAGGCCGTTGAGAAATGCAAGGCGATGCGCGACGAGCGGGTCAAAGAGCTTGGTGGTCATCCCTGCTACCTCTATCAAGAACCTGAGTTGTGGGAAGTGAGGATTTATGACCGACTTTGAACTGAAGAAAAACCTATGGAAACGCCGCCTAACCCGCCCCCGCGCGGTGGAGAAAGAACGTGGGTACGGAATCGGGGTTTCTTACCCATATGCACAATCTCATGGGTACATTGAAGGGAGCATTATGACTGTAAAAGAAGTGAAAGAGGCACTAGATAAATATTACGCAAGAGATCTTGGCGCGCTGCCTGTTGGGTATTTCAAAGACAACGGCGAATTCGTTGAAATAAGAACACTGATTCGTGTTGTGGATGATTATGCAGGTGAAGTTATTAAGGTCGACCTCGATTGGCAGAACGAAGAGGCGCAAATCGCGGAAGAGAGAGAATGAAATAACTTCCCCGCGCGGTGGCCGCTGCCCGCGAAGGGAGGGGTAAACGAGGAGAACAACGATGAAAATCAAAGACTGTCCACGCTGCGGCAAACCCTGCCGCGCCGAAAAGTCCGGCAATCAGAACGCCAGACCGGTACGCAAATCCGACAATGGAATGTGCCTCGAATGCACGGCGACGAGCGTGATTATGAGCCTGCCGAGCGCGGGAATGTTCCCAAAAGAGGCCATGCTTGCGCCACATATCCAAGCTCAATTTGCGGCCGTCCTGCGCGCTGGAAACGCCGACAGCGACGCCCACGAAGTAGACTGGAATCGGCTGGTCGAGAATTGGGATCTGCCGTTCCCGCGCAAGTTCGCGCCTGAACGTATTTAACCGCGAAGGTAAACAGTGGCAGAAAGAGGGACAAATGATTCAACCAATCACACTTGGAGAACTGATCGAGCAACTATCGAAGTGCAATAAGACCGCCCATGTCTATTTTGACTTCTGCGGGCTGCGTCCGACCGGACTGGGCAGTTATCGTGGCTACTACGATCAATTGGCGCTTGGATGGAAAGAGGAAGGGCTGGTAACTGTTGGGGACCTGCTGGCAGAGTGTCAGAGCGCAATCGGCCAGACTTACGAGGGCTACAAAGGCGGCGAGTTCAAAATGAGCAAATCTACGCCCGTCTGGGCGGCGAATTATGGGCGCTCCGACAGTACGGCAATCAAGAAGATAGAGAATTTAGGCGACTATCACGTCATTATCGTGACGCGGTATATGAAATAACCCCGCGCGGCGAACGGCGCCGGCTGGAAGCGGGGATGCGGCGTAGAGCTTGCGCGAACGTGGGAACGATACGAGGTATTCATGACTGCAACTCAAACAATTTACGCTGCCGCTGGCTCCGGCGACACAGCCGGAACCTGCCGCCTGTGCGGCGCTGAGGGGACCGGCCAACTCTTCGATAAATGGGTGAAAGACGCCTTCACGAATTTCGACCTACTGCAAGGTGGCGAAATCGCCTGTCACGCCTGCCTGTTCTGCGCCGAGGAGAAAAGCGTCTTGATTCAAACCAAGCTCGGCAAGGATAAACCGCAAAAGACGCGCAACTATTCGCACTTCGTTTTGCGCGGCGAATGGTTTCCGCTCTCGAAAGGCGACAAGCGAAAGATGCGCGAATTGCTCAGCCAATCGCCAGAGGTTGCGGTGATCGCAGAATCCGGACAGAAGCATCTTTGCTTTCGCGCTCGCCCTGGCTGGTGGCAATTCGAGGAACAGGCGATGCTTTCCTGCTGGGATAAAGTCAATTCCCTGCTGCCGGTTATCGAAGAACTCATGGCGGACTTCAGTAAATCTGAAATCGAATCGGATCACTACCTGCAATATCGAATTATCAAATTCGGCGTCGAGCGCTGGCGGAAACTATCAGAGTCCCTGCGACCAGTCCGCCTCGCGCCGCATTTTCAACTCGCGCTATTCCTGGCGCAGAAAGCCGAGGACGAATGACACACGAAGAAATAGCCGAAAACCTATTAACCCCGCTCTGGCAAGGGATTGACGCCGGATACAAGGCCAAATATTCGCTCACGATCTGGCAGCAATTCGAAGACAATATCCGCTCGGCGGCCTATACGAGCAGCGCGGCGGACTTTCTCTCAAGGATCAAGACGCGGCTGGGAATTGTGATTCGCGGTGACGACCTGGCCAAAATCACGAGCATTATTACCGCTGGCGAGGATCGCGCATTACTCAAAATGCTTCGCGAGCATTCTTCGCTTTTAGTCGTACTCGTTCGCGCGGCCAATGAAGAGCGGCGCGCGGAATGGCACAAACAAATGGACGCAACGAAGACCGCGAAGCAGAACGCGGCGTAAGGAGACTTGTGGAAACAATCGTATTTGAAGGCGAACTGCTCGCGCTGACCTCAATTGCGCACAATGGCGGTCAATCATTCGGGATCGAATCAAAACTTAGACGCGAACGATTCGTCCAGCCGGACGGAACCGTCGAGGAAGTGCCCGTAATTTCAGGCAATGGCCTACGTGGAATGCTGCGCGACCGTGGGATGTGGCATATGTGCCGGCAGTTAGGCTATGGCGTGGACGAAGAGAACGGCAAGGTATTGGGCCTGAGTCTTTCCGCCTTTTACTTTCTCTTTTCTGGCGGCGCGCTCACTGAAGCCGGCAGTGGCGGGATTGACGTTGAGTATGCGCGGAAACTGCGCGAGACGATTCCGCTGATTTCACTCTTCGGCGGCGCCGTCGGGGCGCAGATACTGCCGGGAAAGTTGAAGGTTGGCAAGGCGATTCCGATTTGCGCCGAGACGATTCATTTGCTGCCGAAGACCTACCAGGAACGCGCCACGCCTTCAATTTGGGACTTCCTGCAAACCGAAATGTATACGCGCAAGGACGATGAACGAAACGAGAAACTGCGCACGGTGATCGAAGGAAAGGCGCTGAAGCAGATTGCAGGCGCCCCGGCAGCGCTATTCGAGGCGGCGCCGGTCGAGGTCGCCGAGGCCGTCGAGAAGCGCAAGCCGCAGCAAATGATGTATCTCACCGAGACCTTCGCAGCCGGAACACTCTTCTACTGGAAATTGATTCTCGAAGACCTGACGGACGTGGAATACGACGCCTTTATGACCGTGCTCGTTGAGTTCTCGAAAATGCCCTACGTCGGCGGCAAATCGGCCGTAGGACTCGGCGAAGTGGCAATCAAGCTCGGTCAGGGTATCCAGATCGATTCGCGGCTGAAGGCTGAAGCAACGGAACTCGCGCGGCCGGCTGGGATGGCATATCACGAGCATTTAAAAAGCCGTGGCGGCGATATTCGGAAGATTCTGGAAACGGTATGACCGATACGATACCGCGCGCAAAACTGGCGCTATGGGCAGGTTGGCGATACTACCGCAGGCTCGCGCTGGAATATCCCGAAGATTTTCAGCAGGCGGCGGCGCTGCTCGCGCTGTCGTCGGTTGAAGTATCGGACGATAAAGAAGCGTTCCGGCTCATCACTCGCGGCTTTGCGCGAGTCTGCCGCTCTTACGGGTATCGCTATCATCCACAGGCCGGATGGATCAGGGGCGAAAGCTACGCAAGCGTAAGGCCCGCATATCTATGCAAGTGCGGGCGAAAGTCGTTCAGCGCCAAACACTGCGGAGCTTGTCGAAGTCGTGAGTATCGCGAACGAGGGCCGAAAGCGCGGAAAGAACGCGCGCCGAAATCGCCGCCGCTGTGGAACTGCGCCAACTGTGGCAAGTCGTTTGAGAAAGCAAAAAGGCGAATGCGATCAGATCAGAATATTTATTTCTGCTCGACGGCTTGCTACCACGACGCGCGCTCCAGGGAGGTCTGGCGGTTGACCGCGCAGGCGAATATCACGAGGCACGCGGTCGAGCGGTTTTGTGAGCGGGTAATTGCGTGGCGTCCTGAGCGGGCGCTTGCCGCGATTCGCAGAGGATTATCGAAACCGATCGCGATGATTCGCAAACGAAAAGGCTGGGAAGCGACGTGCCGGATAGGCGCGCTTGAATTTCGCGTGCATCTCAAACGAAACGCTGAGAATTCGCTTGACGCCGTGACGGTGCTCGAAAGCCGCGCGGATAACGATCAAATGCGAGCGGAAAGGAGGTCGCGCCGAGATGAATCAAGCAGAAAGTCATAGAGAATCCTGTTTATTACGCGCCAGACTGGCGGGCTTTGCACGATTGCTAGGGCGAACTGAGGCGATAATTCGCGAGGCGTTTAGCCAATCCGCAAGACCCTATGTCGCGCTGAGTGGCGGCAAGGACTCGACCGTTCTACTCTCGCTCGTCCGCGAGGAAAGGCCGGATACCGCGGCGATCTTCAGCGACGATGAATGGAATTTCCCCGAGACGATGGCGTACCTGGATACGGTTCCGAACCTTACCCGCGCCGCTTCGCGCGTTCGCCATGCGTCCTGGTTTACGAGTTGGGAGAGTGGGCCGGTAGGCCTACCGGCCGATACAATCTGGCTCGACGCAAAACAGGGTGACGGGATTCCATCGTTCGCGCGAGGTCGCGGCTTCGATTTGGCGTTTATCGGGCTGCGAAAAGAAGAGGCCACATACAGGCGTCTGCACCTATGCGGGCGCGGGACGATATTCTATTGCCACACTCACCAGGCAATCGAGTGCAATCCGCTGGCAGATTGGAAGGTCGAGGACATATGGGCATATCTGCTAAGTAGAGAAATCCGATACAACGCCGCTTACGATCGGATGACTGGTCTAAACGTTCCTCTTCCTGAACAACGCGTCGGGCCGTTCGCCGTCGAAAAGGCCGTTGGCCAGGGCTCGCTCGCGATCATCAAGCGCGGCTGGCCTGAATTGTGGAATCAATTTACTGAACGATACCCAGAGGCTTCGAACTATGCGTAAAAACGATTTCCTGCGAATCACCGCGAATTTCCAAACGCCTGTAATCTGCGACGACCGGCTGCCGCTCGACGGGATTATTTTCTATCAGGTTATGCGCGAACGGTATGGTTTCGAGTCTTCCACGCAGGCCGGCGTTGCGGCGCTGGCTGACGGCGTGGACAAGCGCGATTGGATGCCGTTTGACGTGCATTACAAAAACGTCAACGGCGAAAACTTCTGGTATTACGCCTGCTCTTTCGCGCGCTGGGTCGGGACGGTCGCCGAGGGCCGGGACCATTGGGTGAAGCGCTTCGACCAGCAATTCAGCGATGTGATCGACTTTCAAGGCAAGCGTGGAAAGATCGTCACCGCGAACGGTAAATACAAGGGCTATCGAATGCCTGTCTTTACGCGTCACGCGCTCGCGGCTCGCTGGTACTGCGTCGGCGACCGGCGCGAGTTGGAGCGGCTATTGCCCCACGTCCAGAGCGTCGGGAAAAAGACTTCCCAGGGTTACGGGGTGGTTCGCGACTGGCAGATCGAGCGCTGGCATGCGGACTGGAGCACGCGCGGTCCGCAAGGACTGATGCGCGCACTGCCGGCTGATACCGGCGTCAAGGTTGGCTTTCGGCCCAGCTACTGGTTTGCGCCGAATCAGGCGATTTGCGAGATGCCGGCAGATTATTCCGACTGACGAGCTTGCGCGAAAAAAAAACAGCCTGCCGAGGGGATCAATCCGGCAGGCTTTTGATTTGTTGGTTGGGGTTGCGGATTACGCCTTCCGCGCTTCCAGAACCCCGCGTAATTGACGAGCGCGCCAGATCGCCTCCCGGACTTCCGCACGCGCTGAACGATTGGAACGATTCGCCTGAATGCCCTTCAAGAGCATGCCCAGGACGCGATTGATTTGCTGGTCAGACGGTCGCCGCTGGGCCATGACGTTTTTCGCGGCCCCAAGGGGATCGATTACAGTGGCGCGCTCGCCAGCGAATGAATGCTTAATGATGATTGTCATGGTGCTTTCCTCCAGTTAATTGTTTTGGTTATCACGCCACCGCCGCTGCAAACCACAAGGCGCCCATTGAGGGCGTTTGCGTAATGGCCGGCTTCGGCGCCTCGCGTATCGTTACGGGCGAGGGTACACTCTCAACCCTCGGGGCCACAGGGACATAGATAATAGCGGGTTCAGATTCTTTTAGGGTGATTTCAGTCATTTAGACCTTCTCTCCATTTACAATCATGGCGTTACCGCTGCGCTGGCCGTACCAGGCGCGGGTTCTGGTGGTCTTCCTTGTTACCTGCCTGCGCATCGATTGGACCGCGATATTGACGCTGGCGGCGGCTGCGACGTGGTAGCAAATTCCCTTCGCCGGGCAATCACACGATGCCAGCTTGTGACCGTTGGCGACCGCGAAGCGCACGGTATAAACATCTCCCCTACTCCCCGTCACGGCGTAGGTCCGTTCATCGGCGTTGATGACCCGAACGCGCGGGCGAACGGTTTTTGCTCTTTCAATCGCTTTGGTCATTTTGCTGATTTCGAGTCTGATCATCGCGCTTCCCTGTCCTTTCGTGATTTGATCCTTGAAAACTCAATGAAGGGCTGGACTTTTGCGGCTTTCGGAGTCTGTTTCAAGGTTTGTGATTGTGCGCGGCATTTTCGATTCCCCGAAGGTTATCAGCCGGAAGCCTTTCACCTCTCTTCGCGCGTCCCTGCGGCTCTCACTCACCAGCCATTCATTGAATTTTCAAGGATCGTTTCGTTTCCCTCACCAGTAAGGATATTCTACGCGAACGCGGATAATATTGCAATAGGCAGACGCAAATAATCTGTGCTTGCGCGTAAAAATAATTCAGCGTATATTAGGAGTGGAGGTAGTAATGGAAAAACTTACAGTCGCGGAAGCGGCGAAACTTAAAGACTGTTCGAAAAGCACGATCTTGCAGTTAATACGAAAGAATCTCTTGCCAGCCGAACGCAAGGGGCCGATATTCTTGATTCCCCGATACGCCGTCGAAGCATATCAACTGCCGGGGCCTGGGCGTCCGCGCGGTAGAAAAAACTTACCGAAAAAAGAAGATTTATCTTCGTAGCCTATTGCAATAATGTACGCACTCGCGTATATTTCCGTCATCGGAAGCGGCAATAACGCCGCGCGAAACTTGAAACGGGAGATAAGAAAATGGCGACAGAGATCACAATCAGCGGCCGGACGATCACACTGGAAGAGGACAAGAACTTCAACCTAATTCCTGATTTTACAGTAGGCGATGGCCGTGCGGTCGTCTTCACAACGCCAAGCAAGTACGCGTCAGGTCACTCGATCAAGGTAAAAGGCAATACCTTCTTGCACGACGTTCGGACGGTTAAAGGCGTCACTGATTTGGTTCGCCCCTCCTCGATCTCTGATCCGCGCGAGAAAGACAGCCTGCCGAGTGATGTTACGCCAGAAGAGTTGGCTTTTCTCGCGGAGATCAGAGACGCGCTCGACGCTGAATACCAAGCCGAGCAAGCCGCCCGAAAAGCAGCAAAGGCTGAACGCGCCGCCAGCGTTCTTGCCGCAGAAAAAGAGAAACTGGCAGGAATGGACAACGTTAAGATTTACGACGAAGACTAGCAATATTCACACCGGGGCGCATGCCGCGCGAAACTTGAAATGGCAACAAGGGAGATAAAGAAAATGGCCGACGTGGCCGCCGAACTTATCAGAAAGCGCGCAGCCGAACAGGGCTATGAGTTGGTCGAGGACTTCGACGCGCAGGTTGCAGAATGGCGAGACTATTTCAATCAACCCTTCCCGGCCCAGATCGACGAAGATAAGCGAAGACGCTGTGCGGGCGTTATAGACACATCGATCGCTCTAAATATAGTTCTAAGCGCGCAAGATCGATTACGGCGATCGCCTATCCAAGATCCGGAATATAGCGACACTTTGAAGCTATTGATTGGCGCCGAAGACGCGGCTGAGAAGGCCATGGACGAAGCTGCGCGCCGGTATCGCGCCCAGCCAATCGAGCCGCCGGAATAACTGGAGGAGAAGTTATGAAAGCTAACATTACACGAGCATCCGACAGGTACAGCGGGCCAACAGAAGAAAGAACGTTCGATACGCTTGAGCAGTTGCGGGACTTTATTCTTTCAACTGGCCATTCCGTCATTATTTCGGTGCCAGAGAAGGTTCAGTTCGCCGCGAGCGGTGGTGTTGACAGTGTAGAGGTTATACCCGATACGCTCAACATTGAGATTTATGACAGCCACATCGAATGAACGAAAGCTCGCCAGCAGGCTTCCCTACTTCCTTACCATCTCCGTCGGCCGCGAGTTATTACTTGCCACCGGCGGCTCACGTCTGACGACAATCTCTTTCCGGTTCAATTCGCCCGTTCGCGTCTGCGTCATTACCTCGCCCGCGCAAGTAATAAACACCGCATCGCCGATCACCTGGACCGTCCAGCCGTCCACGTCGAGATAGCCTTTTGCCGGCGGCGTCACTGCCGGCGCGGCGATCTGCCGCGTCTCGGGAGTGAAAGATCGCGGCTTTAGCGGTAAGATATGGTGACTGTCCATCACAAACTCGCCTCCACAAACCGAAATGATAAATCGATCGCACAGGTGTCATACCCCTCGTGATTGATTGCCGAGTCGAACCATCCGACCTTGCGAATGTCGCGCACTTTATCCTCCAAAATAAACAGCTTGCCGTACCCTTGCGCGTCCCAGAAGGCGTCAACCGCGTCAGATTCAGCTAAGGTCCGCTGGGTGAATTTGATTTCGTAATCATCAAAAATGCCGCTTTTCTCGCGGACAATTCGAGATTTGCGGTCTTCCGACATGCTGATCAGAGACGTTCTGTTCCGCGTCCATGTCAGCGGTAGGGTTGGATCATTCAAGGGAAAGATCGGCAACACCAATACGTCGCGCGTTACACTAAAAACCCCATTACTTGCCGTAATCTTCGCCGTCTGGCCAACACTTGCCGGCGCTGTCCAATTCCCCGTCGCGCTATTGATGCTCCCCGCGTTCGCGGTCCAGACTAGCGGATTCGGTTTCAGGGCCGTGCTAATTCTTCCCTGCACGCTCGCATTCGCCAGCGTCGCCGTCGTGGCCGCGTAGGCCCCCGCGACCGCCTTTTCGCCGGTCACCACGGCAAATCCCCCGCCGTTCCCTTGGGTTGTCGCAACGTCGGTTCGCTCGGTCAGGTTGGTCAAATCCGCGTTTACATACCCGCTCACCTGCGGAGTCGCCGTATCCGTCTGGTGCGCCACCGCCGCCTCAATCAAGCAATTAGGCGCGGTTGTCGTATCACCGGGGATACTGACAGCCGTACTACTCGCCCCCGTATTCCCCGCCGTCACGTCCCACGGGTTGCCGGTGCCGATACAGTCGCGATACGCAAAAATCTGCGCAATAACATGTTCGCCAGGGTCCGCTACGGTCGGCGCGCTCACAGTCCCGCTCTCCGGGACGCGGAGCCAAAATATACTCAGCCGAGTTGATGTTGCGCCCGCTGCCGTGCCGGTGCCTTGTGGTGAATCGGCAGACACCGCCCAGCCGCCCGTTGGCGTGGCGACGGCTTCATTAGCCGACTCGACGAAGAGGCGCAGGATGTCCTTTGGCTGGATACCGGCTGGTAGCCCAGGGACGACAGCGCCGGTGCCCTCTGCGACCGCGCCAGCCGCGACAAAACTCGGCTTAAATGGAATGCTCGTGCCCCAATCAATTGTCTCGCCCGGTCCGACAAAGGTGAAACTAGGGGTGATCACTGCGGAAATATTCAGCACCAGATCCGCAACCTGGTTCCCTGTCGCGGCCGTAGCGCGCACGATTGTGAGTCCGGCTATTGCTGGCGCCGTGAATTCGTTGCCGTTAAATGATCCGCCGCCGCTGAGGATTGACCATGTTGGCGGCACGTCCGCCACGTCGTAGTTTGTTTGGAACCTGGTCACACTACCTGGTGACACATCTCTCACCAGATCCCCGGTAATCTGCAACGGCGGAATCGTGATCACGGCCTCGGCAATTTGTAGATTCGGAATCTTGCCAACCTGATCGAAGCTACACACGCCGTCAAACAGCACGAAATCCATCCCGTTCAGTACTAACCCCTGCAAATCAAGCAGGCTGACAGGAAACTCCAACCGCGTCCATTGTCCCAACGGCGGCAGGTCGCCAATTCGTCGTCGCTGCGGCGTTCCGTCGAGTCCGACATTTATCAAATTGGCGCCCCAGTAGGCGCGGAAGGGCAATGATGCCGGCGCGTCCCGCGTGGTCGCGAACTCAAGCATTATTTCCTGCGGCGGATTCGTTGTGTCGGGGAATACCCAGCAGTAGAGGCTATCCCCTGGATTGATTTGCAGCGTGGCGGTTGCGCCGTGGAAGCCGTGAAAGTGCGTGCCTGCGGCGTTACTGGACTTGTGGCGTAGCGTCCCGGTCTGCGGCGTCGGGCTCGTATTTCCAAACGTCCACGCGTCCCCGCCTCCGGTAATCTGCGTGCCGCCGGTCGGCACGGCGTCCTCCATCCATACGTCAACGCCGGGGTCGATTTGTCCAACGAGCGCATAAATCCCCGGCGTGTCGCCGTCGGAATAGACGGTCGCTAGCGCTGGGCCGTTCGTCGAAAGCGAGCCTTCGTCGGGAGTAGTGAACGTGACGACGGATCTCAACTGCCAATCGCCGGAGAGTAGGGGCGCTGGGATCGTGGCGGGATCGACCGATACAGGCAGCGTGAGACGTGCTTTATACGTTGCTGGATACGTGACGGCGGACGCGAAGGTTGTAATAGAGTGTTGCAAGACATCGTTGATAAACAATCTAAAAGCATTCCCAACCTCGATCTTAAACCTGTCCCCTACCGCCTGCGTGCGGTTGAGGGTGGTAAGCAAGGTGCCGGCTTGGTCGCGGATTTCGATCGTGGCGGCCTTGATTATCACGCGATACTCCCATGGCACTGTGGCGCTAAGAATCGCCGTCCATTGAAGAGATCCCGTACTTGTCGGCAAGCAGAGGCTGGTTAATGCGAATTCAATTGACCCAATCCCGCCAACGAGTTGATGCGCCCCACTCCCCTCGACGAATGGCTGCGCGCCCCAGCTCAGCCGCAAGCTATAATCAGATTGAACCAACCCGTCTGTAATATCAGCCCACATAGGCGGCGGCGGCGTGGCGCGGGCGGTGAAGGATTGCTCGTCGCCGGGAAAGAGGGTTACAGCTTTAGGGAAGAGTTCGAGGTTCATTTAGGGTAGTACCAACGCCTCCTGTACGGGCGTGTGCGCAGTGTCGGAATAAAGATCGCCGGAGATTTGCTGCAATGTGAATTCCACTTCATCCGCGGATGTCTCGGCGCCTTGCACTGTGATATCGACAACAAGGCAGAGTTGGTGGTCCCATCGTGGTAGCGAATGGCTCACCGTCACGAAATCGCCGGGAATTACATGGATGGATGTCGCATCGCCGACCAGCGTCGCAAAGACGGAACTGTCGTGCTCGATTCGCGCCTGGCGCTCTAATAGCCGCTGAGCCTGACTCTGCCGCATGTTGGCGAAACCGCGCTGGCTGCGAACTTCGCCTAATCGACGGATTGAGTCTTCGCGTTTCACAGAGGTTGACACCTCGCCTAAAAACTCATCATCGAATTCTCTATATCTGGCAACAAAGAAATTCGGTGTTTGTCTTAAATCCTGCGGACTTACCTGCGGCGCGCGCGTGATGTTGGATTCGTTGAAATGGTGGACGGGAAGCTGATCCCCTGGCGGAACGAATAGCAACTGCTCCCCGTCGTCCTGCCAAAAGGTTGCCGAGAGACCGCAGATTTGATCCAACGCGTCAGCTAGCAGCAAATCTCCTGTAAACGCAATGTGAGCCTCAAAGCGTGGGATGAAAATATTCTCGCTGCCGTCCTTGTTCCATGGGATCAGCGCGCCGCAAAAATCTCTCCACCTTACCCAGCTCGGCCAGTCAATTCGCGCACGGAACTTTTGCTGAGCGAGATCGAGATCGTTTCTGAAGGTACGCTGGAAGAAGTTTAGGATTCGGTCGGCGGCCACACGCGCGGGGTTGGTGGAATAACCATAGCCAATCTGCTCTCCGGTCGCGTCGTAATCGAAGGTTCGGCGAGTTTTGAATCTGCCGCGAAACTTATCGGGGCGGTCTTCAGCCGATTGATCCGTGTCGAGGCGGACAAAGATAATCGGCGTTCCTGAACCCGCTACGCCTATCGGCAAACTATCGGTCTCCCCTTGCTGTACATCCGCGAACGCTGAGGCAATCTGGCCACGGTGGAAATGGTAGCCGGGACTCAAGCTCCCCCTTACCTGGCTAACCTGATCAAACGCGGCGCCGCCGTCGAAGCAGTGAAACGCCATCCCGTTGATGGTAGCGCCTTCTAGTCCTAAATCACTGGCCGCGAAGCCGAGCCGCTGCCACGATCCGGTAGCAGGCAGCGAGGCGCTAATCTGGCGGCGCGAATCGGTTCCGTTAGTGCCGAGGTTGATCAAATTCGCGCCCCAATAGGCCCGGTGCTCCCAGGATGCGCCGACGCGGAACTCAAGTAAAACCTCCTGTGGCGGGCTGGCCGGATCGAGAAATACCCAGCAGAAAATCGAGTCGCCCGGCGCTACGATTAGCGTTGTAGTGGCGTCTTGAAAGAAGTGTTGATGGTCGCCGGTTTTTACGGCCGATTGGTGAGAGTATTTACCGAAAAACGGCTTGGGATGATCGGAAACCCAGTTCCATCCGTCCTGGCCGGGATCGGCAACCGCCCCGGCGGGTAGCGCGTCTTCCACCCAGACGAAGACCTCAAAGCGGCGGGTAAGTTCTTCGCCTGCATGGTACGCCTTGACCACATCGTCCCACTCGCCATGCCCGCCTAGTCCACCATGTCCTTCCCCCAACGCCACCGTGTAATTATTCTCCGGCGTTACTGAATCATATTTGTGGGAGACAAGATTCCCTGCCACCAGGTGCTCCCCATAGGCGACAACCAGCGCTCCGCCCTCTTCAGTCTCGAACTGCTCGGCTAATTGATCAACTTGTTGCGGGCTGAGTCCGCCGCTAACCTCCTGTACGTTGATGACCGGCGTAGGCACGGGCGCGGGGGCGGGGTCCGTGGTGGTCTGCCCTGCCCCGCTCCCAGGATCTCTGCCGCCGATGGGCCCGCGATCAATCGGACCATTCACGTCTTCCCTTCGCACGTAGCACGGGCCGAATTTTATATAGCGTTTGAGCATCAGATAATCTTGAATTTCACGGCGTTATCGAGGTATGGGAAGCCTCCGAACTTGGCGAACTTCAACGGGTCGCCGTGTCTCCCTTCACAACCGCCCGCGTCGTTGAGGAGGCCATTGCAGACTGACTCTGGTCCGACATATCCGCACTCCGGCCCTTTAAAAGCCCCGTGTATCGCCCACTGACAGATTCGCGTTACTGTGCGATTCGGACCGACTGAAACCCCCGAATAACAATCCGCTACAACCGTCAACCTGACGGCGGTTTCTCCAATCTCCAGGCCCGTTACAACGCCGGTTAATAAAACCTTGTGAAACTCGGCTCCGGAATCACCATCTCTCCAATACCTCCCCACCTTCGCCTCGGCGCCGAAGATGAACTGTCGAATGGCGAGAAGCTCGACGCCAAGATTTGTATCGACATTCTGCAAGTCCAAACTAGCCTGATTCGCGGCGCGCTGAATTGATGATCGGATTTCGCTGATTCGGCGTAGGGATGGTTGCCAGACGACGCCGTTGAATTGAAGCGCGGCCGTCGCGAAGTAGTAGCTGCGGCTCGTCGCGCCCGTCACCACAAACAACTGCAGCGTGCTATGCGACTCGATGTTTCTCTGCAGGGCCTCCATCAGCCCCGCTGGCATTTTGCGTGGCATCTACAGTTCCCTCTCTTGATCTTTAAGCGCCCAGAGCACTACGCGCCGTATTAGTTTTCGTAGCATCTTTAGAACTCCCGATTCAATCTTGCCTGATTGATTTGGTTGATAATTACGCGTTGACCGCTCTTCGTGCTCATTCCCTTAATGGCTATCCCTTCGGAATCCACAACCGCCTCAATGGTCAGTTGCTCGATCACGACCTGTTGGCCGGCGGCTCCACCATTCGACGGCGCATAGCCGCCATCCGCATATCTGCCCGTGGTATTGATGGCCGGCACGCCCGCAGCCCTGAACACGTCCGCTCCGGCGCGCGCCATAACGGATGCCTGCTGACTGCGGTTCAGCACTAATTCGCCAGGCCTTAACAACGCCTTTACGGAATCGAATCCCCGATCAATCCCGCCAACGTAGCCACCTGTCGCAAACTCTGGAATCAGCTTCGAGTACGTCAACGCGTTCGCGTCCTGTCTCCGCTGCTGCGCCAGGGCGTCGGTTGCCTTCTGTTGTTGCTCCGCGATAGCCGGCACGACGCGAGCCTCATACACCTTTCGCAAATCGGCCACTTGGTTGGTTAAGCGGGATTTCCTTACACTCTCAGTCTTCAATCCGTTGATCTGCTGGATGAAGGTTCCTAGAATCTGGTTTTCGAATATTGACCTCGCCTGATTGCCGTCTATCTGGCCGGACTGTACGCCTGCAATCAGCTGATCGAGAGCCTGCAGCGCCTGGGTTAAATATTGGCCTGCGGCCTCTTCGTCTTTCTTTCGCTGCGCGGACTTGCCAAGCAATACAGAACCGACCAATAACGCGGCGCCGATTCCAATTGTGAATGGATTTGTGAAGAACGCGGTCGCTGCTGGCCCGAGCCCCCCGGCAAAGCCCGCCACAGCCCCACCGGCAAGCAATCCGCCGCCACTACCGAGTATCTGCCCGGTTATACTTTGCCCGCCGAGAGATTGGCCCGCTGATAAGCCAATGAGTGGAGCGGCGCTGGCGATTGATTTACCAATACCCGATAAGAAGCTTGGCTTCGCTGCAGCGGTGGACAGCACCCCACCGCCCAGACCGGCGATTGCGTTGGGGTTAGTAATGTTCCCCCTGAAGATCGGAAGACTGCCGGCTGTAACCGACGCTGGAACGTCGATACCAAAGCCCGTGCCGAAGCCGACCCCGGCTAACCCCTGCCCACCGGCAAAGCTCGGCGTGCGGAAGAGGTTGTTGAGAACGCCGCCGGAACCTCCACCACCTCCGAACAACGCGGCTAATGGGGCGAGCGCCTGGCCGACGATGTTTTGTAATGAGCGCCCGAGTAAATCGTTGAAGAGTTGAAGAAGGCTCTGTTTAAGCCCGTCGAGGAGGTTCTTTGTATTCGTCAACGCGCCGGCGACGTTCTGACCGAATCGGTCAAAGGCGTCGCCGACGGAGATGATTGAGCTATTGAAGCCGCGCATGAAGCGCTCGGATGCGCTGATGGTGGTTCCGAGACGATCGTAAAGATTGATTTCGTCTGCCAGGTCGTCAATACGAGATTGTGAAATCTCCCCTCTCTGTTGCTCCAGCGCCAGTATCTCGCGAAGTTGACTGGCGTATTGACGGTTGGCCTGTTGCCCAAGCGCGTCGGCTTGGTCGGATGTAAGTTGCCCACGGTTGACAGCGTCCCCAATAAACTGTCCAGAGCGGTTGAGGTCACGGCGGCTCGTGCGCTGAAGTTCGCTAATAACAGCCTGCCGCGCCCTATCTTGCTCCTCGCGCGCCTTATCTTGCTGCTGGATCGCCTGGATGACTCCCTGCCTGATGTTGTTGGTGATCGTCGAGGATTGCTTTATAAGCGCGGCAGGGTCGGCGATGCCTTCATATTGAGATGTGACGAGATCGTCAGCGGAAGGCGCATAGCGCGCATAAAGATCATTGCGGCCCCGGCGCGCGGCCCTTGCGGCTGTGTCCCTATTGTCACGCCTATTATTATTGCCGCCAGCCACAGCTTCGGACGGGTTCACAGTTCGACCTGATATCGGATCGAAGTAAGGCCCTGTAGGCTTATTGGCCGTAGTCAGGCCCATGCGTTCAACTGCGCGCGAGGCTGCGGCCTCACGGTTAAGCTGTTCGAAGCGCTCCCTGACCGCGCGCTCCCGTGGCCCCCTGAAAGCGGACTCGGCGTCCCCGCCACCGGCGCCCGCGACTACGCCCCTGGTTATCGAGTTCTGTAAATAATAGGGGTCGCTGATGATGTCCTGAACTACGGCTGCGCCTGTGGCAAGAAACTCGAATACTCCGCTTTTCGCCCCCACCTCAACAAGCTTACCTATTAGCTTGCCGATCTCGACCGTCATTGCTGTGATCTCTTTCGCCGTGGCGATGATGTCATTGCGATTCTCTTTGAAGACCCGCGCTGCCGAGTCGCCGTATTCCTCAATCTTCTTTACGGCGTCATCGAAGACAGGTAGCAAGATTTTCGTCAATTCAGCGCCGAGCGGTTCAAGCGCAACGACGACGCGGTCTTTTAGTTTTTCGAACTGAGCCCCAATGCTATCCGCCACCTGCGGGAAGCGCTGATTGATCGCATCGATAATTCCGGCATAGTAGGTTTCAGCGGTCAGCTTACCGGCGTCTTTTAGCTTCTTCAGCTTTGCCGGATCTTTCGTGCCGAAAGCCTGCTCAAGCAATTGCTCAAAAATCGGCACTTGCCCCAGCGCTTCTTTTATATCGCCACGTTCAAAGCCCTGATCGAATATCTGCTGAATATTACGCGCGAAGCCCGTCGGGTTCTCAAGTCCGAAGACGGCATTAAGCTTCCCGACCGATTGAATGACCTTGTTAATGGTCGAATCAGTGATCGTGCCGATAGCCGCAAGCTGCTGATAGAGCTGTGTGGCAAATGAAGTCGTCACGCCCGGCGACGAAGCCGCAAGTCGTCGCAGCTCGGCGATCTTCTTGTTCGCCGCGTCCACACTGCCAGTGAGAGCCGTAATCGCCTGCCGAGTCTTATCAATGCTGACCGCTGACTGAACAGCCGCTTCAGCGATTTGCTTGAATATATACGCGCCACCAAGCGCACCGCCAATCGCCAGGAATGCCGTCTTCAATCCGCCGAGCGCCGAGCGCATCGAGCCAAAACTACTGGTCGCGGAATCAATTGCCGATTTGAGTTCGCGCACCTGCGCGGAACCAGAATCCAGCGCGCTCTTTACGTCGCGCTTGAAACCTGTAGTATCGGCTTTGATTTCGATCGTGATTCCGGTTGCCATGATGGGAGTATGCAGTGACGGTTAGGTTTATTTTTCCGAGCAGTTGGCGCAGAATCTCGCCCGAATGCCTCTTAACCCGTAGACATCAAGGAGCGTAAAGCAATGGGACTTATATTCAGACTGCTCATCCTGCTCGTCATTGTTGGCGTAATCGCTGCCGTCGTCGGATCTGTTCTGGGAGTCGTGTGGCTATCTAGAAAACTTCTGGAAAAGAAAAGGGCGAAACATCAATTACCGCCCATGACTGAGTTGCGCTAAGTGAGCCGCCGTAGCTTGTCGCTGCGCCTGGGTCTGTTGCGAGGCTGGCTCGTTCTTTTGCGGATTAGGGTCCTTTGCTTGATACCGCCGTCGGGCATTCGTCAGCGCCTCAAGGCCGCTCCATTGAAGCGGCGTTAGAGAGTCAGGATAGGCGAATGTCGCGCCGGCCTCTTTCAACACGTCCAGGCGTAACACGTCAGAGACCAGCGCGGAGAGATGACCGGGGATAGGGTCGGGATCGGCAGTCTTGCTATCCCCCAGCAGCTTGAAGAACAACTCCCCAAGCTGCTCCGTCAGTCCGACGATTGGCCTTCAAGCGTATCCACGAAGGTCTCTACAATCTTGCGCTTCCATATCGGATCGATCTGAGCAAGAAACGCCTTGCGAGTTTCAGGGGTAAATATCCGCCCCCCTACTGTCGCCCCATCAATCGAAAGCAATGTCGCATCGTAGAGATCGCAATACGACTGCAGGCTGGTATTAAACTTTCTGCGTGGCCGCTTCGCCCCGCGAACGTAGCTCATGCGGGCAGCCGTTCCCTTGAACTTCACCCATTCATTTTCGTTCGGCTCGCGCAGTAAGTGGCGGATAACAAAATCCGGCTCGCGCATTGCTCCGATTTCCTGACGGATAGTCCAAACCTCAGCGCCGATGGAGACCTCATCATCCTCGCCCGCTTCGACGACACACGACCCCATGTACATTTGATTGATGGCGCGCGACTTGTGGCCCGGTTTCATCTCATCTTTTTCCAAGTCTGACAATTCCCGCCAGTCGGCGGCGTCCTTGTACCCCTTCACGGCCACAATCAACTTCCGCCACAAATTGGCGTTCGCAACCGTCTCGTCCGTGCGGTCCTCATCCTCGCGGGCGCTGATGGAGACAAGCTCGTTCTTGATCTGAAGCTCGCGGTCCTTGAGTTGCTGAAGCGTGGGTTTTCGAAGTTTGTGATAAACGATCTTCGGGGTTTCAGCGTTCGGCCTGGCGTTGAAGCTGACGGCGATAAATTCAAGGTCGAACGGGTAAAGGGCCGGTGTTTCGGGCTGAGCTTCTACTATTGTTTCTACTGCTTCTGTCATCTATGCCTCCTTGTAGGCGCCTTGATTGGTTAAATCGGCCCGCGGAGCGTCAAGGTGTCGCCCCTTGTCCTGAGAGTGATATCGAGCCTCAGTGAGCGAGCCGATGGTTTCAATAACTGGAAATGATCTTCCCTGGCGCTTCGAAGAGCTTTTCAATGCTCTCGCGATTGTTGTGGGCCTCACAGAGATGCCAGAGTTGAAGATCTAACTCGGCGAAGAGTTGAGTAAATTCGCCGCAGATTTTGCATTTGTGCATTGAGTTGGAACTTTTGCGGTTCAGGCTTAGTCGCCGATCAAGCAAATATTGCTTGTAGCACTCCGCTGCTTCTTCGGCTGTCGCATGACCGTCTGAATGGTACCTATCCTTATGCGGCAGGATTTTGGTTTCCCATTCCTGTTTCCAATGCGCGTTATGGGCATCATCATAGATTTCCAGCGGCTTCCACTCGCGCCAGCCGGCGCAATAACCAGTTGGATAAACATTCTTTGTGAAGTCCCAGCGCTGATCAGTTTTGCGTTGCAGCGGTTCGTAATAATTCACGGTTTCACCATTTCTCTTTCGGACACTTCAGCGCCGGCATCAGCCGCTTCAATCTCAAATCCGCGAGCGACCATTCGGGACACTTGCAGGCTTTGCAGAATTCGTTCTGAAGCGTCACTTTTAGCTCCATGCAGGTCATGCAGGCGCGTGTTCTTTGACTGTATGTCGCCAGCGATACGGGCCCGTGGCGGATAAAAGAAAAGATCGCAGTGACAAAGGCTTTTAAAAACAGCATCGTTGATTGACGGCCGCATCGGGGCTCTGCCTCGACGGATGAGGAAGTCCTGTGATTTGTTCGTACTCATCCATCGCCTGTAGGTTTCTCCGCTGATAATCCTCGCGTTTCAAGCGTTCGTCGCGTTGTTCGGCAGTTTCGGCAAGAGCCGCAACAAGCCTTGGCTCTTCTTCGATCAAAACCTCTTCGGGTATCGCTTTATCAACCTTCGCCATTGATCACCTCTTAATTGAAAACCGGCGTCACGCCATCCAATCCGTTCACAACCTCAATACGGCAACCAATCGCCGTCGTGTCGAACTCGGTCGCGAAGCTGAAGCGGAAGGCGGCATAGCCGTCCACGTTGTCACCGCGCACGCCGTTGAATTTAGCCTTGGGAATAATCGCGGAAAGCTCTTCGTAAGTTGGCCCGGCGCCGTCGAGTACGGCACCCCTCGCGCCGAATTTGACATTGGTGAGCTGTATCGAATCGCACATCTTTTCCCACTCGGAAACGCGGGAACCAACGAGATAGGTAATTTCGGCTGTGATTGTGCGCGGCCCACGTACGCTCTTATTTACATAAGCCCCAACGCCGACGCCGGGTGTGGTGATCGAATAATCCCCGCGCTTCTGCTTCGGATCGCCCCCGCATCTCGCCAACTGAGTGTTGTGATTGTTGGAAATCGCGATATTCCAGGCGCGCCAGCGACAGTCCGCGGCAAGATCTCTCAAGCCAACGTCGTCTGTGAATTCCAAGAAGGGTTTAGGGTCGAGGCACGCGAAGGTTGGCGGATCAGGCAAAGTGTAAGCGCCGGGGGTCGTATTTGCCGACGTGGCTTGCGTAATCCCCGTCGAGGTGTCGTTGTCCAGCACGGCCGCCATCGTCGTATCGTTGGGCGCTGTATGGCGAGCGGTGAGAATGACTGCCGTGGTAGCCCCGCTGATAACGAAGAAGTCGCCGACAACGGGGTCGTTCTGGAGAGCAGTTCTTGCCTTGCCTGCCACTTGCGCCGCGGTGTCGGCGTTGACTACCCCGAACGTAACCACCCTCGGACTCCCCGACATATTCGCAGCCGTGACGGTCACTTTCGCGTTGCCTGTCAGTGTGACAGTTCCCGCCGCTGTAATCGTCTCGACCTGTTGGGTACCGATCAAATGAGGATTTCTATGCTTGCCGGAACAGAGAAAGCTTGCCGCGACTTGCACGTCGTCATCGCCGGATTGGGACATTGAAAAGTCATTCACGACGCAGCCGGGCAATAGAAAACTCGCCCCGCCGCTGTAAACGACGGAATTGAACGAAGGTAATTGCAGGCCCGCTGATTTCGGCAGCATGTTCGCCGCGTGGCGCCAGGCAACAGCGGGAACCACGTTTACAGGTGCGAGCGGCGTACCGCCTACACACCTCATGGCGATCTTGCCCCAGGCGCGGAAATTGGCTCTATCCGCGGCGCCGATAGAGATAGGCAAAAACCTTCGCAGGCATTGGCCGGTTTGAAACTCAGACGCATTCCCCGCCCTCCCAGCATCATTGCTGAACTCCGGCTCAGGCAAATAAACCGCCGCGTTCTGCCAGCCAACGAGGTCGTAGTTCGTGCCGCCTGTGACCGGCGTATTAAACGCACCTTCTCTCGTCGAGATGTGCAGTGTTGCGTCTTGTATTAAATTATCGTTCGGCATAGCGTCCCCTTGTGAGGTTGTTGAGGCCGCTATGCGCTGAGGATTCAGCGTTGGTGAGCGTCATCTGGAAACGCCGCTCACCGCTTCCCCGGTATGAGTTATAAAAAGATCAGAGTTTGCCCTGCACTTGGGCGCGCTGGATTTCGTTGATAATCACCTGCCGCCCCTTCTCGCTCTGCGCGCCGCGAAGAAATAGTTCTTCGGTTGATACCTTTACCGACATGCTCGGCTCGGTCCTCAACCGCTCCGCATACTTCACCAGCAACGCGCCGAAGTTCTTCGCCAGTTCGCCAAGTTTTTCAATCAGTTCAATTGTCGCCGGATGTTCAATCATTGTTTTCAACACTGCTCGATTGTTATGCTGCCCACCGCTCGGTGCAGCAATTGGGCGCCGAATAGATTTAAATCCACCGTAAAATCCAATTCGCTGTTCTCCGCGATGCGATTGATCGACCTCGGCAGGGCCGTTCTATTCGCAAACCGTTCACATATCGCATCAAGTTCCGCGTTGTAGATGAGATCGGAACTCGCGGCGTTCTTGCTGTCGTCGTCGTACCAGCGCAGGCCACGGATCTGATAAGTAAAAAACCGCCGCACGCAATTAGGCTGCTCTCGCTCGGCATAGGTGCGGCGTCGTGTGATTACATAGCCGTGGACGCGATTGCTATCAGCGGAAGAAACCAACAACCCTGGCCATGTGCGATCGTCCCAGCCAAGACCCCACCAGCGGAAGACTTTTGCGAGCGGCGCCGCTGCTCTGATCTCGGTCTCAATCGCTTCGCGCATTTGCGCTTCGGTAAAGGTCGCCATTATTCACTTGCTCCCGCGCTTAAAAATCCGCCGTCGTCGAAGCGTTTCAAAACGCTGTCGATTGCCGGTCTGACGAAGGGCCGATCCATTTCGAATTCAAGAAGCTCCGCATACTCAGCCGCGATCGTAACCACAGTTTCGGTATCGCTTTTGACATCTGCCTGGATCGAATTAACCAAGAATCCTGTATCCACCGCTGGCGCTTCACCTGGCGCGGACGCAATATGAATCCGGCCCTTGCGGTTGTATTCCCTGCCGCTCTTCGGCCCGGTCATCAAGATTTTCGCCTCAGCCTCTATCGCGAAGCCGATGCTGCTGAGAATGCGGCGGAAGTCCTTGTTGTTATCGCCCGTGATCTTGACGACGTAGGTCAGGTTCATGCCGTCGCCCCCGTCTTTGGAGCCAACCGCAGCACATACCCCGCGCCGATCTGCTGTTGTGGAATCAATTCGTCGATTGAGTATTTCGACGAGTGGCCATCAATAACTAGCGCCATCGCGGCGCCGACGTGAAGCAATGATCTATCAACCGCCGCTTCACTCAACCACATCTTTACCCTGCCGTTGCTGTCCCGCGTGGCGGATTCGCGGACGAAATTGAAGCCGGAAGTTATTCTCCCTATCTCGTACTCCCCAACCTCCGGAGTCACCCCGTAAAACACGGCTTCGACGTTGCGCCCGTATAATGTGCGGCGCATGCGGTCGAGGGTGCGGTTGGAGAGGAGAGGTTTCATTTACCCGCGCACCAGCCTGTTTCCAGCAATCAAGCCTGAAATAAGCTGTGTCACCTTTGGCGGCAACCCGCCATCCGGTCGTGATTGGCGATGTTTTACAGACACGCCGTCCGCGCTAAACGAATCAATCGCGTCATCGCCGCTCTCGTCGAAGCCTTCTAAGTACGCCAGTGCGAGTTCGCATTGAGCGTCTTTTACCGGCTGCGGAATCTCGGTTGTTAAATACTGCTCCCCATAACCCCAG